CAATTTCTTCTTCAGCTGTTTTCAGAAGTTGATCCCGCTCTTCATCTGTCAATAACAGGCTACCTTCTTCATCACGTTTATTACCTGCTACTAGCCGTTGCACAACTGCTGCCAACTTGACCAAAGCATCATCATTTTTAACTGACACTTCAAGATAGTCTTTGATCATGGGAACGATGACTGTGGCATCACCAACATTATTAATCATTGGCTGTAATTCTTTGATAAGGCCTTCTATCTGTCTGGACTTGCGTTTGGAATTGTGATAGATGTCCTTCATCAAGTCAGAAAAGGTAGTTCCCTTGAACAGTTCAAATTCAGTACTCATAGACTCTTTGCTATAAATATGAAACCGTTATATTTCTGTTAACTGACCTGTTCGTAGATATTCTTTGTACATTTCTTCAAACTGAGCTTTCATGATGTTCACAACTTTGGTAATGAACTGTGTCTTCATTCCCGTACGTTCTCTGATCAAGATATACAAAGCTTTCTTATTGAAACTCTCCAAAGTAGCTCGCAGTCTAAATAGTTCTAACACTGTGTCCGCAATCTGAATGTCACGTTCATTTGTGAAATGCCTATTTAGATTTGTATCATACCAGGAAACCCAAAGATTAATAAAATCTTTCAAATTCTCCTGATGTTCTGATAAATTCATTTCAGTGCCTAGATCACGTTCCATATCAATCGCATCTGTAGTTGCTCGTGCTTTGAGTTTCTTATAATTGGAATTGTTCTGTATAATTAAATAGTTTCGGGCAATGATAGTGAAATAAGAAAATGCTTTTCCTTTACCCTGTTGAAACTTACTAATTTTCTCTGTCATAAATGCAACAACTTCTTTCTGTACATCCTCATATGGAACATCAAAATATGTGAACTTGAAAGTATGATATACATTCTCCACTAACTTATGAAATGGATAATTTATATATTCCTTAAAGATTCTGTCTCGTTTATATTTGTTTTCTTCTGCATTATAAGCATGTATAGCTTGTTCTGTTACAAAAGTGAAATATTGGCGTTTATATTTCTTATTTTTAGAAAGTTCCAATTCTTTCTGACTACCTTCAGTTCTATACCATTCATAAAATTGATCTACACTGCTCATTAAAACTTCCTGTTAAGTTCTTCTATTATCAGTTTGATATCTTTGAAAATGAAACCGATTTCATCATCTGCTTCAAATGATCCTATGCGGTCAATCTGTCGCATACGAGAATATGATTCATTTGACATTTGTTTCAGATCATTGTAGAATGTGTAATAATTTGTGTTAGAACTTTCCAGTTCTTCAATGTACTCTTCTAGTTTTTCTTGTTTACGCATCTGATTGAGATTCAATAGAATCGATGCTAATAATAATGCTGATGTTATAATTACTGCTGCTATCATAATTTATCCAAATAGATCATTGAACATGTCTCTTGTGTTCATAGGTTTGTTAGATGATGAAATACCACTTTTGCCTGTTCGTGTCGAACGTTTAGGTATTGAAGCGGATGGTTTTTTGTCACGATAAGCTTCATATTCTTTTCGAGAAGCCATCATGTCTGCTTGATGTAGAATCATCACCATGTTAGTTTTCAGCTTACTAGACTCTGATCTTGAAATGAAATATGGGCGATTACCTTCATCATAAAGACCATCATGAATACGAATCGCCTGAAATTCATTCCAGGTCATTTCAACGCCATATTTCTGCAATAACCAAATGCTCAGATCTGGAACTAATGTAAACGGATTATTCTCATTGATTTTATACATTCGGCCTTGATTCTTTCTATGCCATTCAGAATCATTGGGTTGATATATTTCTCCACCATCTCCAGGAAATCCAATTTTACCTAGATCATGATGTACAGCTGCGAACATTAGTTCTTCTTGTGTGAAGCCATGCATATCCATTCCTGCCTTTTCATACACATCATATAACATGTTCGCAAATTCCATCACACGTAATACGTGATCAATATATCCACCTTCGAATGCATTATGAAAATGTGATATTGATGATGCAGGAGCTAATGCCATGCGTTCGCCTAGATCATCATAAAGTTTAGCTAATGCATCTGCTCTGCCTGGAAATAGGTCCTGTACTCTTGATTGAAACGTTTCCCAATTTTGATGTATTTGTTCTGCTGTTAACATTTTATATTATTTGATCAATTAAACCATAAGATAACAATTGTTCTGAAGTTAGAAACATATCAGATTTCATATTCTCTCTCCAAAACTCAGCATCCTTCTTTGTCTTCTCTGCTATTAAATTATAAATAGTATTTTCTAACATTTTAACATTTTCCAGAAAGGCAGATATATCTGACATCTTACCTCCTAAGAAACTCGATGTTTGATGTAACATTACTGTACTTCGTCTGCTACACATTCTAGTACCTGAACCGCATGCTAATATAATAGCGGCGGCTGAAAATGCTTTACCACGACATAAAGTATTAACTTTCACATCCAATTGTTCAATATAATCAATAATACCCAATGTAGCATAAACATCGCCTCCAGGTGAATCAATTAAAATATTGATCGGTGCTTGTTTATCTGTTCTATGTTGAAGTAAACTTCGCATACGAATGATAAAATCTGTAACACTGCTATCTGTTATTTCCTCGTTTAGATATATAATGGAATCATTGTAATCCAACAAAGTTTCAAGCTGATAATTCAATGATTCATATAAATGTCCCATATCTGAATTAATGTCTTTTATAATTTTCTGGGGACCGGATTCTCCGTAAAGGTCTTTCATTACTAATTATAAGAAAAAAAGATCAACTATCAAAGAAACTTTATAGCTTTTTCAACTTACGTTGAATTCTTGATACTTTGACATGATGTGATTTGATATCTTTTTTCAAAGTAGCTTTTTTCATCGCTCCTCTATGAAATGCTAATTGCTTCTGGAGTTCCAATTTCAACTCTGCCTTCTCTTTCTTTGACAATTTCTTTTTGTTAGATGGCTTGATTACAGTAGGTTTCAATGTACCTTTAAGTTTTGGCTGTTCGACGCCTTTATGAAATACATTACCTTCTTTATCAACAAATTCTTTCATAAACTGCCAACCCCGAGGACGTCCTGATGACACATATCCTTTATTAATCTTTGGTTGTGGCACTGTCTTCATTGTACATTTGTAACATAAAATTGAGGTGGTATCGCCTGATACGACTGAATATCTATTACACCGATCTTCATTCATCAGATGTGGCCATGACCAATGTTTTTTATCAGCTATACTATTACGGCATATCATATACCGTTCACCATTAATTGTTTTAGTTTTGAACTTTGTTTTCATTAATTAAATTTAGAACCAATAACCGCCTGATCTATGAATTTTTTGTTTCTTCATAGTTGGCTTTTTATTTTCTTTTTGATCTTTATCAGGCAAATCATTTACATCAACCTCTATTTCTTTTGTTTTTTCAAATATTTCATTATGTACCGCTTCTGTAACGTTCTTATTTGATGTAGTCTTTGTGACGTTATTACTTGAACTAGGTTTATTAAAGGCTAGTTCAAATGAACGGTTAGCGGCTAATACGAGTGATATTGCCAATGGATCAAATACAAATATTATGATAAGTAGAAGTATATTTACTATCTGAGCCATCGGTTTCCCAGTTATTTCTGATATGTATTTTAGTGGACCTAGTTCAGCTGCTATATCAGAATCAATTTCAACATCAAAACGATCATTTTGCAAAGTTAGAATGTTAGAATCTAGATCAGATATATCATTTGTAAGTCTTATATAATCTGAATTTGATATTTCTAATTGTGTAGATAGCAATTCTCTTTGATCTCCGGCTCCATCTCTGTCTACCCAACTGTATTCAATGTTATTGATACCTTCATTCAATTGAGTGATACGTTCTTCAATTCTAGATAATGACTCTGATTTTATATCTTTCTGTTTTTGAAAAGTCTCGATACGATTATTAATCAATGCTATTTCTTTATCAACCATTGATGATGCATTTGCAGTTTCTTGATATGCCGAAGATAAGAATCCGTAGATACCCATAGAAGTAATCATGATTAATACAAGTGTTGCTATAGTTAGATAAACTCGCAGCAATATACTCAGCTTCTTCCAATACTGATGTAACAAAGTTGCTATGATAAGTTTAGAAGCCTCTA